CACCAACAATAGGCTAATGGCACAACAATCTACCTCTGGACTCGGTGTAGCACACCCAGTTCAGTACTCACCACCAACAGAAAAACCAAAGGAAACCCCTGAGTCTAAAGAACTTAAAGAACCAGAGGGTGATCCTTCATACTAACGCCACGTCCGTTCATCCTTCGGGACGCATGACAACCTAGGCATGGAACGGGGCTTAGGTATATGGGAGATTACAATGCAAGTAACTTACGTATATCGTGGCATTGCTTACACAAAATTTGTGAAGTAATAACAGCACGGGGAGCACCTCAGAGTCGGACTCCCCTGCACTTGGCACGAGCCCAGTACGCTGGACACCTTGAGCCGTCTAGACGGTAGGGATAGACCTACAAAAATCTCGAGAAAAATTTGTACAAAGAAATATAAACTTTACTTTTTTAATTTGAACCATGGCACAACAAGCCACAACAGCTACAGCCAATGGTCCTATTTATGGTGGTGCTAATAACGGTACACTAACAGGACTTGGTACAGCTGACCAGAGAAGAGCCCTTTATTTAAAGCTCTTCAGTGGAGAGATGTTCAAAGGATTTCAGCACAATACTATCGCTAGAGACTTAGTAACAAGACGTACATTAACAAATGGCCGTAGTCTACAGTTCATCTACACAGGTAGAACCAAGGCTGAGTTCCATGTTCCCGGACAGAGCATCCTCGGTAATGATGAGAAGACACCTCCAGTAGCAGAGAAAACTATTGAGTGCGATGATCTCTTAATCTCAAGTGCGTTCGTTTACGAGCTAGACGAGACACTTGCACACTACGATTTACGTGGTGAAATTTCTCGTAAGATCGGTTACGCTCTTGCAGAGAACTATGATAGACGAATCTTCAGAGCTATCACAAAGGCTGCTAGACAGCCATCCCCAGTTTCAATGTCTAACTTCGTTGAGCCCGGTGGTAGTGTAGTTAAAGTTGGTGCTGCTAACAGTACAACAGCTGCTGACGCTTACAACGCTGGTCACTTAGTTAACGCTTTCTATGACGCTGCTGCTATCCTTGACGAGAAAGGAGTTAGTGGTGATGGTAGAGTAGCTGTACTAAACCCAAGACAGTATTATGCACTTATCCAAGACGTTACAAGTAATGGTCTAATCAACCGTGACGTACAGGGTACAGCGTTACAGTCTGGTCAAGGTATCATTGAAATTGCTGGTATCAAGATCTACAAGTCAATGAACATTCCGTTCTTTGGTAAGTTTGGTACTAAGACAGACATGAACCCAAGAGCTTCTAACGATAACGAAGGTAGTTTCGTTGGTGAAGCAATGGGAGATCAGGATTCTAAACTCACACCTTCAAACTCTAACACACAGAAGACAATCAACAACTATGGTACAGCAACTAAGTTTGCTAATAGCTGTGGATTAATCTTCCAGAAAGAGGCTTGTGGTGTAGTTGAAGCAATCGGCCCACAGGTACAGGTAACATCTGGAGACATTTCAGTTGTATACCAAGGCGACGTAATCTTAGGTCGTCTAGCTATGGGAGCAAACTTCTTGAACCCTGCTGCTGCTGTTGAATTAGTAGCTGGAATTGACGTTTCTTCTAACTTCAATAACACTGCTGTTTCTAACGCATCATTCACTTAATTTATTTTTATACGGGAGCTTCGGCTCCCCCTTTTTTTATGGCTTCCACAACTATTGACATCGACACAGAACTGTCCGCAGTAAACAATATACTGGGGGCTATAGGTCAATCACCATTGACTACTCTTAACTTCGATAATCCAGAAATATCATTTATATATAATCTACTCCGTGATGCCAACGTAGACACGCAAGCAGAGGGGTGGCATTTTAACACAGAAAAACACGTAACATATTCACCTGATACAAACAAACATATAGTTATTGGTGATGATATCTTATCAATGGATTTACATGATAACTATACAAAAAGAACTAGCAACCTTGTACGTCGTAATGGACGATTGTATGACAAGATAAATCATACAGATGAGTTTGACGGGGACATCAGTCTTGATGTAGTACGTCTATATAATTTTGAAGACCTACCTATTGTATTTAGAAGATTTATTACATACAGAGCATCTACCGCAGCTGCTACACAACTTGTTGCAAACCCTAATTTAGTTAGGTTATTAGGTCAACAGGCAGCTTTAGCTAGAGCAGCTCTACAAGAATATGAGTGCAACCAAGGAGACCATAATATGTTCGGATTTCCTGATAACACTACATATCAAACTTACCAACCTTGGAGAAACCTTAGACGATAATGGCAAGCGTAACACAAACTATCCCTCAGTTCTCATTAGGTATGTCAGAACAGCCTGACAACCTAAAGTTTCCCGGTCAAGTAACAGAAATAGTAAACGCTATACCAGATGTTACCAAGGGATTATTTAAAAGACCGGGTGCAAAACGAATAGGAACCAGTCCACTAGCTAATGTACAGAGTGGTGGATCTTGGTTTCATTATTTTCGTGACGAAACGGAAGGATCATACATAGGACAAGTAGCATCTGATGGTCAGGTTAGAGTATGGCGTTGCAGTGATGGACAGCAGATGACTACACAATATGGAGATCATCTTACATTTAGTAATTCTGATAGCTACAATTTTGGAGATAGAATTATTGGAGGGCAAAACAACCTTGCAGTATATGAAGCTCAGAGTTCTATAAGTTCTGGTGGTAGTAAACCTACTCATGCTTCTGGTGAAGTAAATGGCTGGTTGTATATTGCTCAAACATCCGCAATCCAGACTAATATACAAAACTATCTAACTACAGCGACACCAGAAAATTTACAGTTTTTAACAATCAATGATACTACATTTGTAAACAATCGTGATACTACTAACTCTAATACATTAGTAGGTCAGTCTGGTTCAACAACAGCACCACCACATGTTCACTTCGCATTTGTAGAATTATTAAGAACAGAAAACGGAAGACAATATGGACTTGATTTGTTTAATACAGCTGATGTTACTGACCTCAGTCGTGCTACACGTATTAAAATAAATTCTGATAATTTATATGAAGGCGACGGGTCAGGGTCATGCCCGGGTATCGGAACTGAAGTATTTAGTGTTAACGCAAATCCAAACAAGAAAAACTTAATATTTAGAATCAATACTTTAGGTCAGCAAGGTGTAAGTCCTAATTATGATGCTCAATCAGAAGGACCAGACGGAGATAACTACCAATGTAGCTACCAAAGAGAAGTAGTATTACTACATGGTGGCGAAAACTGGGCTGAAAATGATACAGTTACAGTTACTTTAAATGCTGCAAAAGGTGGAGGTGGTACGAAAGCACAATCTAACTCAGGAACTAAGGCTAGCTATCAGATAATTGTAGAAGAGGTAGAAACTACTCAAGTTAATGCAACAGTTGTTAGTGCTGGTGACGGACTTATTAGGCCAGAACCTACACCGTTTGACGCACAGACAGCGGTTACAGCTGATACAATATTAGGTGGACTACGAACTGCAATCAATGCAATCAGTGGTGTTGATGCTCAAGTTATAGGTAATGGTATTTATATTCATAGTGACACTCAGCCATTTACTGTTAATGTAGTTGAGAATGACTTAATGAGAGTTATGCAAAGCTCTGTTAATGATGTACAAAACTTACCTAACCAATGTAAAAATGGCTATATAGTCAGAGTATCTAATGCACTACGATCAGAAGAAGATGACTACTACCTAAAATTTGAAGGTCAGAACGGTAAGGATGGTAGTGGTTCTTGGACTGAATGTGCAAAGTCGGGTATGACTAAAAAGCTTACTAACATGCCTTTAGTTATACAGCGTACAGGCACAACTACATTTACTGTAAGAGAGTTTGCATATGGACTTAGAGATGTAGGTGATACATTTACAAATCCTATGCCATCATTTGTAGGTAAACGTATAAACAAAGTGTTGTTTTTTCGTAACAGGCTAGCGTTTTTATCAGGCGAAAATGTTATTACATCACGCCCGGGTACGTTGAACGCACCTGACTTCTTTATAGAAACAGCTTTAACAGTATCAGTAGCTGACCCTGTAGATATATCTGCTGCATCTATGTTTCCATCTGATCTATTTGATGGTATAGAAATTAATGCTGGTTTACTTGTATTTAGTACAAACCAACAATTCTTACTGGCATCAGATGACACAGTATTTAACCCTGACACAGCTAAACTGAGAAGCATAGCTACGTTTAACTATAATGAAAAGATGCCTCCTATTTCACTTGGAACTACAGTAGCTTACATAGACAACTCTGGTAAGTTTAGTAGATTTAATGAGATGGCTAACTCAGCACGAGAAGGAGAGCCTAATATAATAGAAGTAAGTAAAGTTGTACCAACCTTATTACCAAAAGATATAGACCTAATGACTAACTCTAGAGAAAACTCTATTGTGTTGATAGGTAAAACAGGAACTGACGAAGTGTTTGGGTACAAGTATTTTCAGACAGCAGAAAAACGAGTACAAGCTGCATGGTTTAAATGGAAACTAAATAATCCATTAACTTATCATTTTATTATTAATGATGAATATTTCTTTTTAGATAGTGATTACTATTTACAAAGCATTAAGCTAGTACAGGCTGACACAGATCCTAGTATAGTACAGGACAATGTTGACTTTTTATTACATGTAGATAATCATACTACTCTTAGCAGTGGCAGCTTTAACGCAGAAACAAATATTACAACCTTCAGTGGTGTAGACAATGTAGCTTCAGTTACCACACCTAACCACGATTTAGTGGTAATTGATACCAATACTAACTCAGCAAGAGTTGGACGATATGGAGAACCTACTACTAATACAACAAAGAGAACAAATCTTCTTCCTTCAGCATACAGTTCTTCTTCTGGTGGATTTTGGACAGTAACAAGTCATGGTCTTGAAACTGGAGATGAAGTTTTTTATTATAACGCTGGCGGTGCTGATATGGGACTTAATAGTGTAGTTAGGAACTCTTCTACTCCTTGGTATATAATTAAACTTAGTGATGATACGTTTACATTAGCTCATACATTTGCAAATGCCACCAGTAATCCACCCGCTAAAGGTGTTGTTACTGGCACAGGTAATAACAATCAATATTTTATATCGGGAAGTCTTACTTTACCCGGACAGTGGACAGATAGTTATATTATAGGCTATATCTATCCGTACGAAGTTAAGATTCCAACACTATATCCTACAAAAATAGAAGGTCAAAGATCTACAGCTGATGTAAACTCTTCTTTAGTATTACATAGAGTAAAGTTTCACTTTGGTAAAATAGGTCTATATGAAACCACACTTGAACGTGTAGGTAAAACAGATTATACAGAAGTATACGAGTCAACAGAACTTGACGAATATGAGACATCAGATGCACCATATTTAGAAGAGTTTATTAAAACTATACCTGTATATGAAAAAAACACAAACGTTGAGATAACACTCAAATCATCCCACCCTGCCCCAGCTACATTAAGATCATTGTCTTGGGAAGGGGATTACTCACCCAAATATTATCGCCGTGTATAACGTACAATTAACAGAAAAAGAACTTGGATACTTTTATTGGAGAATGAAAACCAACAGATGGTACGAAAGATATTTCCAGAAAGGAAACAAACAAGTACCATGGGAACCTTGGATGGCAGACACAATAGAAAAGTTAGAACCAATATATGAAAACCTCAAGTAAATACATTCACCCTATAACTTTGAAGGCTGCCCTAGAGGTGGCCTGTAATTTACGCTCAGACGACTTCAGAGAGATCTCAGAGGGGCATGGAATAGATCCGCTACTGTATCTAGCCTCCATGTCCGCTGACCCCTCTACAGTCTATTTTACGGCTCCTAGCGGCAAGGCTGCTGGTATGGCAGGCGTAGGAAAAAAAGGAGATATATGGATGCTTTGCACTAATGTAATCCATGAACAACCGACTTTATTCGCAAGACAGGCAAAACGGTTTGTCGATAGCCGAAAGGAACCTTTACTTTGGAATATAGTTGACAGTCGAAACAAAGCACATCTCAGATTGCTAAAGTTTCTTGGCTTTAAGTTTTTACGTAAGTTGAAACACGGGCCGAACAATGTAACATTTATAGAATTTTGCCGTGTGCATGGATGCTAACGCTGGACTACGAGCCCAGCAAAAACAAAGATGGAGAGAGAAGAACGCTACCTTTGCCCAACAAGCGTTAAAGTTTTTTAACAAAGAAACAAGTCTCGCCAGAACACAACAACGAAATGTCATAGGTTATGGTCGTGATCTTAGCGATGCCTATGTAAGAGCCTTGTATACTCAAGGTAAGGGTAGACTTGCAGTACAAGAAGCTGCTAAAAAGTTTTACTCAAATAAAGCCAGAGGTAAAGCTCTTCAGGGTGGTCGATCTCGAACTGCTGGTAGAAATGCTTATCTTAATTATTTAGGTACAGCTGCAAAAGTAGATGGTGTAATGGAAGCAACTTTTGGTAGAAACATGGCGTATGCACAAGAAGGTGCAAGACGTAAGTTCCTTAACAGAAATGCTAAAGCAAGAGAAGCACTGGGTATACCAGCTGCATATGGTGCACCTGTAATGCTATCACCAACAGATAGATTCAGCGGATTCCTTAACTTTACTATGCAAGCTCTTGGTACTGCTGGTAGCTTAGGATGGTCACCTTTGCCATCAGATAAAAGATTAAAAGAAAACATCAAACAAGTTGGTGTATCACCTCAAGGCTACAAAATCTATGAGTTTAACTATATAGATGGAGACGTAAGATTCCGTGGTGCTATGGCTCAGGATGTATTACAAAAGAATCCTATGGCTGTAGGTATAGATCAAAACTATCTAACTGTTGATTACCGTAAAATAGACGTTGCTATGGAGGTTGTATGACTTCATCGTTTGACAACTTCGGTAACGTCGTAGGTACGCCTAGAGACAAGTTACCTGACATAAGTGATACTAATTACTTAGCTACAGAAGCTGACCTTACAGAGGCAGTTAACAAAGAGATAGATGCAAACATCAAGGATACTAAGGAGTTCTTTGATGATATGATGAAGATAGAGGAGAACAGATATAAAGCAAGAGACAAAAGACTAGAGTATATATTTCAGATAACTGGTAAAATAGGTGAGTTAGCAAAAGCTATTAAAGCTAACAATGCAACTGAAAGAGAAAATGATGCAAGACTTTCTACTGATAGAGCTGATAGAAACGAGTTAATTAATCTTGGTGACAACGCACACACTTATACTAATGTTCTTTTAAATAAAGAAATAGAAGATGAGGAAAATCCAGCTAGAGCTGAAGTGCAAGAAATACTCGCTAATCTAGCAGATAAATTAAATCCAGACGTAGATCAACAAACATTTTTAAATGGTTATGATAAAGAGACACTAGGAGCTGCCTTTAGAAGTGCATATGATGCTTTAAAGGTAGACCAGTCTACTAACCAACTTGATGGTGCAGATCAAATAAAGTTTATCAAACGACTTATAAGCAATAAAATACATGTAGATGCACTTAATCGTGGTTACGATATAGATTCTGGAAGGTACGAAAAAAACTATTTAAACATAGTTCTTGATAAACTAGATAAATTAGAAGAGCAACACTCTTGGATGCTAAGTGATTCTATAAGTGCAAACAGAAAAGCTTACAGAAAAGAACAGTTTGAGAACAAGATACTTGATTCAGCTCGTAACATATCTAAGTTACCAAAAAATGGTCAAGACCTTACAACTTTTTCTGATACAAAAACTGGCTTAATTAGACAGTTATCCTTTGAGTATTTCTCGAAAGAAGATCAGCCTATGTCTAAAGCTATGGATCTCTACTTTGATGTAGTTTCTAAAGCTGTAGAAAACGGTGGATTAAGTGTAGATCAGGGAAATGATATTTTAAATAATTTACCATACGTAGATAGGTCACGCAAACCAGCTGTAGAATATGAAAATATAGTCGAATATGCTGCTACACTAAGTCCAAACAGTAAACACTTTGGTAAAGTAACTGCAAGAATAGAGCAGTTACAGGATGCAATACGTTCTCAGAATAAAGAAGAAGAAACTAACGACACACAGCAAATACAAGATGCACGTAATGTTCATAAAAGAAACTTTGATAAGTTAATGGATCAGGATAGAGCACCTACACCTACAGAAATATATAAACTATATTCTGAGTTTACAGGTGATCCTAACTCATATAAAGCAGGGCACAGATTAAAAGGTGATATACCACAATGGTTAAAGTCCTCTCTTACTGGTCTTGATTTATCAGGTAATGAACAGATACAGAATAAACTTAAGTATGCTAATCTAATAAACGATCAAAGTAGTGTACTTAGACTAGCTGTTGCTAACTATTTAAAAAAGAAAGTAAATGAGTTAACAGTAGAAGATGAGTTTCTTGTACAACAATTAGAACAGGAACTAGGTGGTTCTATTGCACTTGGAACATCTGGTGTTAAAAGTGATTTTCAAATACACCTAGACAAAGGTTTAGATCCTTTATCATTTATAGCTGACGAGGTATCAAGTCTAAATGCTAGACTCGAAGCTGGTGAGTTTGATACATTTATTACAGACACATCTCCTAAGCTTGCATATCAGAAACAAGATATGGCAGAACAATATTTAAGAGATCCTGACTCAATCAATGACTCTAACGTAAAACCGGGAGAAGCATTGTGGCTAGAAAAGTCTGTAGCACACATACGCAGTGGCGGTGTATTATATCCAGAAGTTGTTGAATGGTGGAAAGAATTTAAAGTCATGGATGAAGATGGTTATTACAAAAGACCTCGTGAATTTATGATGCAAAGACTTGAAGCTGTCGGTGCTTTTAAAGATACTACAGCTGGTAAAATTATACCAAAAGAAAAAGAGTTTTTAGAGCCTGAGATGTTTAACTATCAGACTAAGAATGGTTTACATGGTACACTAACTGTTATGACAGCTGTTGATGACAACGGTGAGTTATATGCAAAGCAAGTACTAGATACATTTGAAGCACCAGAAGCTGTAAAAGGTTATCATAATCTAAAAGGTTACGATTATCATTCTGGATCTGCTGACTTTGGTGAACTTATAGGTAATCCATTTAAGTTTTCTGTTGACAGTGCTGGTAATATATCTCCAGACAGAAGATTTGTTAGTGTACAGACTAGAGATGTAACTAATAAATTTGGTGGTGGTGTATACGAACAAGCACAAAAACATCCTAGCATGAAACTAGGTAGATATGGTATTACAGGTAAAGAACTAACTGAACTATTTGATGCCAACGATGGTGCATTAAAAAGAACTATAAAAGATGGTCAAAAGTTTGACGAGAATTTTCAAGATTATCTTGCGTTTGAACTTATACGACATAAGTTAAACCGAATGAACTCGATACGTGGTATGTCAGTTCAAGGTGGCAAAGTCACAACTAAATTGACAACCTTTAGTCTTGATGAGCAAGAAGCACTTAACGAGTTGTTTCCTAGACTTAAGAACTATACCATGTCTCAACTACAAAATTTAACACCACAGATAGCTGAGGTTATTTTAAGTGATTTAGAAAAAGGTATTAAACCAGAAAAACCTAAAAAAAGAACAGGAAGATTTGAACGATGAGCGATTCCTACTCAGGTGGCAACTCTTATCAAATAGATGAAGATGACATAACTGCTGGTGTTGATGCAGCTAGAAATGCTATAGATGATTTTGAAGCTAGGCGTCAAGAAAAACTACAGAAACAAGCAGCAGTTAACGCAGCTGAAGAGCAGGCAGTATCTGAACAAGCTGACCCACGTAATGCTGAAACTTGGGGTGCTAAGGCACTCATTAAAGAGGGACAGTCTATATTATCTGGCGGCTTGCAAGACACTGCGTCTTCATTAGCCACATTCCCTGAGCGTACTATGGATGCGTTATCAGGCGAAATGCAAAGAGAGAAAGAAGAAAAAGGGTATTACAAGCCCGAGTTTACACCATTTGACTCTTACGACAATCCAATTGAAACCAAGACATGGTGGGGTAAACAACTTAGAGGTCTTGTACACTTTGGATCTATGGCAGTCGGTACAATAGCAGCAGCTAAGGCAGCAGCAGCTACTGGCATAGTCTCTATACCAGCTGGTTTGGTAGGACTTGCTAGTAGTAGCGTTGCTCGAGGTGCAGCCATTGGAGCTGTATCTGATCTTATATCTAAAGAATCAGATGAACAGAACGCATTAGGTGCGTTACGTGACAGATACGGCTGGGCTGATACACCATTATCTACAAAAGAAACTGACCATCCTGTTATGATGAAGATAAAAAACATCGTAGAAGGTATGGGGATAGGACTTGTATTTGATGGTATAGCTTACACTTTAAAAAAAGGTGGTAAAGAAGCTATAGATCAGATTGCAGCTAGAAATAAAAGCTTAGATGACCAGACTGTAAAGGCTGGCGTTGCACAGCTCCGTCAAGGAGAAGCTGATTTCAGAGCTGACAAGAATAGACCATTAGCAGAACCACATCAAGGTGCACACATATCAGAGGTTGAACCTTCTGTAGCACGTGACCAACTATCTCGTACTCGTAAAGAGTGGGGATCAGAAGAAGGATCTACTGGTAGTGTAACAACTCCTGTAGAACGTGAGCGTGTAGCCAGATTAGGTGGTACAAATGAAGAAACAGCTGATCGCATACTTCAAACTTTGATGAGCGAACAGAAGTTTAAAAAAGAATTAGATGCTGTAAAAGGCAACAGAAAAGCTTTAGCTACTAAATTTAAAGAAGCTGTAGAAGAGCATCAACGTATAACATTAGGTAGAGAGGCAGCTAACATGTCTCCACAAGAGTATTTAAAAGAACTACTCGAAGCTAGACCTGATGTAATAGATGGTATTGAGGTCTGGACATCTAAAAACGTAGTGATCGCTGACCTCGTAGTAGGTTCGCTTCTCAAACAACTACGTGATACAGGTGTATCTGGTAGAGAAATAGCTGATCTTGTAGATTTAAACGCTATAGATGGTCCAGCTAAACAAATTGCAGATACTATGCTTACTGCATTATATGAAACTAAAAAAGCTAGACTTGTTAAGTCTGATTCATTTAGAGAACTAGGTGCTGGTAAAGCTAGAAAAAGAGCAATAGAAGAAGTATTATCAGAAGATGTAGCTAAGTCTAGAGAATCTATACAGACAGTACTTAGAATAGCTGATGATGATGAAAACCTACTCATGGCAATGTTTGAAGCATTTTCCATGATGAAGGATGTTAATACTCTTGACGACTTTGACAAGTGGGCAAGAACTGTACTGTTAGGTGGTAAACTAGAAACAGGTGGTGTAAACAGAACTGGTATCTTAATTAGAGAACTAGAAGGTGTTATGAGTCATAGTGTTCTATCTGGTCCTAAAACACCAGTTCGAGCTATTATGGGTACATCTGCCGCAACATTCTTAAGACCTTTTTCTACAGCATTAGGAGCTGTTGTACGATTACCTTTTAGTGGTGATACACAAACTCTTAGAGCTAGCCTTGCATCTATCAATGGCATGGTAGAAGCTATACCAGAATCCTTTACTTTGTTTAGAGAAAGACTAAACTCATACTGGAAAGGTGATATAGCAACTATTAAAACTAGATTCTCAGAATATAGTAAAGGAGACGATAACTGGGAAATACTACGTAGATGGGCAGAAGATAGTGGTAGAGCTACACCCGGAGAGCAAGCAGCTTTTCGTATGGCTAACATGGCTCGTAGTATGAATGATAGTAATTATCTAACATACTCTACAAAGCTTATGGCTGCAACTGACGATGCTTTTGCATACATTCTTGGACGTGCTAAGATGCGTGAAAAAGCTATGCGTAGAGCTCTTGAGTTACAAGAAGGTGGCTATAAAACACCTAAGATTACAAAAGAAGTAATGCGAGCATACGAAGATGATTTCTATAATCAAGTCTTTGATAATGCTGGTAACATCACAGACGAAGCGACTAAGTTTGCACGTAAAGAAGTTACACTTACACAAGAGCTAACAGGTTTTGCAAAAGGTCTTAACGATGCTTTTACTGCTATGCCACTAGCTAAACCATTCTTTTTGTTTGCTAGAACAGGTGTAAACGGACTTGCTTTAACGGGGAAGTATACACCGGGTTTCAACTTTCTTGTTAAAGAGTTTAACGACATTGCACTAGCTAAACCTTCTGATCTTACAGAGGTAGCTAAGTATGGTATTACTGATGCTGTTGAGCTAGCTAACGCAAAAGCTTTACAAACAGGCCGATTGGCAATGGGATCTGCTGTAGTATTTATGGCTACACAGGCATGGATGCGTGGTGATCTAAATGGTAACGGACCAGTTGACAGACAGAAAAGACAGATGTGGCTTGATGGCAAGTGGGAACCAAGAACTATAAAGCTAGGTGCTGTACGTGTTGGTTATGACAACTTTGAACCATTTAACCTCATTATGTCTACTATAGCTGACGTAGGTGACGCAAGTGAACTTATGGGGGAAGAGTGGACAGAATCTCAGTTACAGAAAATATCTCTTGTAGTTGCACAAGCTGTGAGTAGTAAGTCCTATCTTGCTGGTATACAGTCATTTGTAGATTTATTTGGTGGTCGACCCGGGCAGTTTGATAGAATTATAGCTGGGCTAATGAACAACCAAGTACCTTTAGCTGGTTTACGTAACGAACTAGGTAAATTATTTTTACCATACATGCGTGAGATTGGATCTGGAATAGATCAGTCTATACGTAACCGTAACCTAATTAACGAGCAGTTTGCTCAATTAGACGGCAATCAACCATTACCTATTAAGTATGATCTTCTTAATGGTAAACCTTTAAAAGATTGGGATTTCTTGACTCGTGCATTTAATGCAGTCAGTCCAGTAAGTCTTAGCTTAGATCAAAGCCCCGGTAGAAATATGTTGTTTGATAGTGGTTATGACTTACGTTTATCGACTTACTATGCACCTGACGGTACAAACTTAACTGACTCTCCTAGAGTTAGATCTGAATTTCAACGTGCTATAGGTCAACAAAATCTAGAACGTGAACTTGATAAACTAGCTACAGATTCTAAAATACTAGCATCTATAGATCAAATGTATCGAGACATTAAAGCGGGCAAACGTGGACAGTACAATGCTAGAGACTATTATCACAACATAATTATAAAAAGAATGTTTGATAAAGCAAGAAAGCGTGCATGGCGTGAAATTAACGACCAAGCTGGTATTGCACAGTTAATACGTGAACAACGTGTTAAGAAAGAGTTACAGCTTGCAAAAAAAGATCAAACAGCTACCCTACTTAATATATACAAATAAATGGCAACAACATTCACAGATTTAACTGGAACTGGAGCTGCGTCTAGATCGTTTTCTTTCCCTTCTTATAAAGTCGGAGATATTAAAGTAGAAGTTGACGGCGTAGCTTACGACAATCGTACTATTTCTGGTGCGAGTGCGAGTACTACAACTTTTACAATATCTGGTTACACCACAACTGGTGGTGGAAATGTAGTTTTCGACACAGCTCCAACAAGTCCAGCTTTAATTCGTATCTATCGTGATACAGATGTAGACACTGCTAAAGCGACTTACACAGCAGGGTCATCAGTTAAGGCAGCTGATCTTAACAACAACATGACGCAGTTATTATATGCTGCACAAGAAGAACAGAATCAAACAATAATAGCATCTGATATAAAAGATGGTGTAATAACAAGTGCTAAGATAACAGATGGTACTATTACTACAGCTAAGATAGCAGACGCTAATGTAACAACTGCTAAAATAGCTGACAGCAATGTGACTACAGCTAAGATAGCAGATTTAAATGTAACTACAGCTAAGATAGCTAATAGTGCAGTAACTACAGCTAAGATAGCTGACAGCAATGTAACTAATGCTAAATTATCATTTGATGCAGTAACCGCAGCTAAGATAGCTAACAGCAATGTAACTACAGATAAGATCTCTAATCGTGCAGTAACAACCGTTAAGATAGCTGAGAGCAATGTAACTACAGCTGAGATTGCAGATAATGCAGTAACAACTGCTAAAATAAATGATGATGCTGTTACTAATGCAAAGTTAGCTGATAATTCTGTAGATGTATCTCAGTTAGTTAGTAATTCAGTTACTACAGTAAAAATAAATGATAATGCAGTAACAACTCCTAAAATAGCAGATAACGCAGTAACTACAGCTAAGATTGGAAACACTCAAGTTACTGGTGATAAACTAGCACTTAGTGCAGTTACAGCTCCCAAAATAGCAGCTGGAAACGTAGGGACAGCTGCACTAGCAAACTTATCAGTTACTCAAAATAAAATAGCAAACGCAAATGTAACTACAGCTAAAATAGCAGATGATGCAGTTACTACAGCTAAAATAGCAGATGATGCAGTTACTACAGATAAACTAGCTAACTCTATTGTATCTGACATAACAGCTAACAATGCAAAAAATACAAACGTTACAACTAACCTTACTACTTCTACAAGTACTACAACAGTTACTGTTAATAGTAGTGACGGAACTAATGCAACTATAGGTGAAGCAACTGGTTCTGCTGCTGGTGTAATGACTGTAACACATCACGACAAACTTGATGGTATTGAACTCGGTGCTACAGCTGACCAGACAAATGCTGAAATTAAAACGGCATATGAAGCAAACAGCAATACTAATGCTTTTACAGATGCCGAACAGACTAAGGTAGGTAATGCTGTAACACTTACAGATACACAGACACTTACAAATAAAACATTAACTACACCTGTTATTAATGATTTTAGCGGTACAGCTATTGTTACTTCCGGCACATCCACGAGTGATAACAAAGTTTATTCTGCTAAAAGATCTGATGAACTGTATTCGACTGGAGCAACTCAAGCCGCTGCTAGTGCAACCGCCGCAGCTAACAGTGCAACTACTGCCTCTACACAGGCAACTAACGCAGC